TCTAAAAACCCTGCACTAGCCGCTGAGCTAGAACAACAACCACCTATTGAATAATGGCTGAAGTTTTTACATCTGATAATAGTGTGCCTGCAGAAGTCATGGAATCCATGGCTGCTGAAGAGGCTGATTCCCTTGCTGTTGGTGAACAGATCGAAGCTGCACACGAAGCAAAACTTGCTGGAAAATATAACAGCACTGAGGAACTCGAAGCTGCATATCTTGAGCTTCAAAAGAAACTAGGTAGTAACGAAGAAGATGTGCCTGAAGAGCCTCAAGAAACTCTTGAAACAGATTGGCTGGCAGAAGCAACCCGTAGCATCAACGAAGCAGGGGAACTGTCAGAAGAACTAGCAACACAAATCCAAAGTATGGATGCCTTAGAAGTATTCAATGCTATGAAAGATGGTGTTAGTGTTGGTAAAGATCTCTCCGAAGGTGAGATGAATGCCGTGTACCAAGCTGTCGGTGGACAGGAACAATACGGTAACCTAATTTCTTGGGCTCAAGAAAACTTTAGCGAAGCTGAGATCGAAGCCTATGATGCCACTATTGAAACTGGCAACATGGCACAGATCAACCTCGCACTTCAAGCACTATACTATCGATACACAGACGCCATGGGATCCGAAGGAAACATGCTGCAAGGTAAACCTGCAGAAACACAAAGCTCTTTCCGTAGTCAAGCGGAACTCATTCAAGCAATGAATGATCCACGCTATGACAACGATCCTGCTTATCGTCAGGATGTGCTTAACAAACTTAGTCGATCAGAGGTAAGCTTCTGATGACCATCGCTACTGAAGACGGTAACCGTTACAACATCTACGCAAAAGAACCACCTATGTACATTGACGAAAACTCCATCCCTCCTAACGAGCGTGCTGAGCGACTGAATGGCCGTCTGGCAATGCTTGGTGTCATTGCTGCGCTTGGTGCGTATGCTGTGACTGGTCAACTTATTCCCGGAGTCTGGTAATGCCTTATGGTAAGGGTACTTACGGTACCAAAAAGGGTCGTCCTCCTAAAAAAGGAACAAAAAAATAATGGCTAAACCTGGTCTATACGCAAACATCCACGCCAAGCGTAAACGTATTGCTGCTGGCAGTGGAGAAAAAATGAGGAAGCCTGGCAGTAAAGGTGCTCCTACCGCTGCCAATTTCCGTAGGTCTGCAAAGACCGCAAAGAAAAACAAACTTAAAATGGCTTAATTAAATGACAGCTACTATCGCACTACAACAACCAAAAAGTATTTGGGATAATTATGTTGAGTGGGTTAGTAGTACTGAGAACAGGCTGTATGTGGGACACTTTGGTGCTCTCATGATTCCTTGTCTACTGACTGCTACCACTGCATTTATCCTGGCGTTCATCGCCGCACCACCTGTTGACATTGATGGCATCCGAGAACCGGTTGCTGGCTCTCTACTCTATGGAAACAACATCATCTCAGGAGCGGTCGTTCCTAGCTCCAACGCAATCGGACTTCATTTCTACCCGATCTGGGAAGCTAATACAATCAGCGAATGGTTGTATAACGGCGGTCCCTATCAGCTCGTGGTCTTCCACTTTCTCATTGGCGTCTTCGCTTACATGGGACGAGAATGGGAACTTAGCTATCGACTTGGGATGAGGCCCTGGATTTGTGTTGCCTATTCTGCTCCAGTCGCTGCAGCCTCAGCCGTATTCCTTGTGTATCCTTTTGGTCAGGGTTCCTTCTCTGATGGAATGCCGTTGGGTATCTCGGGAACTTTTAATTACATGTTCGTGTTCCAAGCGGAGCACAACATCCTCATGCACCCGTTCCACATGCTTGGCGTGGCAGGTGTATTTGGTGGCAGTCTCTTTAGTGCGATGCACGGATCGCTTGTCACATCCAGTTTGGTCCGTGAAACAACTGAAAACGAAAGTCACAACTATGGTTACAAATTTGGTCAAGAAGAAGAGACCTACAACATCGTTGCAGCGCACGGCTATTTTGGTCGGCTTATTTTCCAGTACGCTAGCTTTAACAACTCTAGGTCCCTTCACTTCTTCCTTGCTGCTTGGCCTGTTGTTGGCATTTGGTTTGCCGCTCTTGGTGTATCTACTATGGCGTTCAACCTGAATGGCTTTAACTTTAACCAGTCCATTCAAGACAGTCAAGGTCATGTGATTAACACCTGGGCTGACATCCTAAACCGTGCTGGTCTTGGCATGGAAGTGATGCACGAACGTAATGCACATAACTTCCCTCTCGATCTCGCAGCAGCTGAGTCCGCTCCTGTCGCACTAACTGCTCCAAGTATTGGTTGATTTTCTTTTAATAAGGATTCCTCTTATTAAAGGAAACCCACTATAACTACTCCCTCTATCGGATAATTATTATTCATTATGTCTACTAATCTCTCTTTGTCCATCCTTGCTGGTACTGCTTTGGGTCTTGCACATGGTGCAGCCATTGCAGGTCCTTACGTGAACGTTGAATCCAACTCTGGGTTCAGTGGTAATGACTACAGCTCCACCCTTCTGGAGACCCACCTGGGTTACGAAGGTTCTATTAATGACGCATCTTGGTACATCCAAGGTGGTCCTGCCGTATCCTTTCCTGACGATGCTAGCTCCACAGGTGCAGCATCTGGTAAGGTTGGTGGTAGCGTGGCTGTCACTACGAAAACTGATGTCTACGGTGAACTGTCTGCTGCTACCTCTGAAGGTCTTGACACCAGCGACTTGAGCGTTGGTGCTAAGCTCGGTATGAAGTATAAATTCTAAAAAAGTAACGTACGTTCATCCCTTTAGGGACGCATGACGCCTACTCATGGAACGGGGAGTAGGTACTTCGGAGTAATTCAATGCCTAATGTTGAACTGCAAGCTCGCGTTAAAGAGCAACAAGCTGCTGCTAAGCAGTCTAAGCTGAAGTATCGCGGCGTTACTTACATCAAAACCAAACACTAAAAACATGGCACAACAAAGTACCAAAGGCGCAAAGGCTAAGCCTGTACCTATGTCACCACAGCCTACTCCCAAAGAGAAGGCTAACGACAAGCGTCATCAACACCCTACTAACTAAACAGCTTGGGAGGCACCTCAGAGTCGGACCTCCCTCGCATTGGCGTTGGCCCGTAAGCGGACACCCTTCGCCGTCATGACGGTGGGATAGACCACACAATACAATTGAATACTCTAAGCGCTTAGAGGTAACGTTAACTCTTATCTCTTTTTAAATTACAATGGCACAACAAAACTCTAATGAGCCTTTGGCGGATCTTACACGCCTAGGCGTATCTAACTTTAATCCTGGTGCTACTACGGGTACTCAGGACAACCGCGCTCTGTATCTCAAACTGTTCTCAGGTGAGATGTTCAAGGGCTTCCAAAACAACACGATCGCTCGTGATCTTGTTATGAAGCGTACGCTGAAGAACGGCAAGAGTCTTCAGTTTATCTACACTGGTCGTACCAGTGCTGAGTACCATGTCCCTGGTCAAAGCATCCTCGGTAACTCCGACGGTGCACCTCCGGTGGCAGAGAAGACCATCACCTGTGATGACCTTCTGATTTCCAGTGCATTTGTGTACGAGCTGGATGAAGTTCTGTCTCACTATGATTTGCGCTCTGAGATCTCCCGCAAGATTGGTTATGCTCTTGCTGAAAAGTATGACCGTCTGATCTTCCGTGCTATCGCTCGCGGTGCACGTAAGGCTTCTCCTGTCAACAAGACTAACTTTGAAGAGCCTGGCGGTACTCAGATTCGTGTCGGCTCTACTACCAGCGAGTCTGATGCTTACAACTCTGACAACCTTGTGGCTGCATTCTATGACGCTGCTGCTGCAATGGATGAAAAAGGTGTTAGCACCGAAGGTCGTGTGGGTGTTCTGAACCCTCGTCAGTACTATGAGTTGATCCAAAAGGTCGGTGATTCTGGTCTGATCAACCGCGATGAGCAAGGCACCGCACGTCAGCGTGGCAACGGTGTTGTTGAAATTGCTGGTATTAAGATCTACAAATCCATGAACATTCCGTTCCTGGGTAATTACGGTACTAAGTACGGCGGTACTACCGGCGTCACTGATCCTGGTAACACTGGTGATTTCGTCGGTGCTGGTATGGAAGATGCTGACACCGTGGCTGATGCAGCAAACGGTAACCAAGCTGGTGTCCGTAACGATTACGGTACTGCTGC